TGTCTTCCGATACTTATCCGGCATTTGCTAATGGATCAATATATGAGTTAAGCACACAGGTAACTGTTGCTTCTGGTTTTGGTACATATGCACCTGATGAAACTGTAACTCAAATAGACATCAATGCAGCTTCACTAACATTTGGTCAAGTTGTTTTTACCGGTACAGTATTAAGTTTCAATACATCAACCAATGTAATTAAGCTCATAAATACTAGTGGAACACCGGTGACAAGTTCGTCAATTCAAGGACAAACTTCAGGAACTACAAGGACTTTAATAGCATCAACTTCACCAAAGTTCATGAAATTTTCAGGATACATAGCATATATTCAAAATAGAAGTGCTGTACAGAGAAGTGCTGACGGAATAGAACAATTTAAGTTTGTACTAGGATACTAAAGGAATAAAATGGCATTAAATTTTAACGTTGACCCATACTACGATGACTTTGACCCGTCAAAAAACTTTCATCGAATTCTTTTTAAACCCGGTTATGCTATACAAGCTCGTGAGTTAACTCAATCACAAACTATATTACAGAGCCAGATTTCAAAATTTGCTGATAATATATTTTCACAAAATACCCCTGTAACTGGTGGTAAAGTCACAACAAACTTAAATTGTTATTATATAAAATTAAATACACAATTTGCTGATGTGGATATTATCGCTTCAAACTTTCTCAATAAAGTTATTCAAGATTCTACAGGTACAATATTAGCAAGAGTTATTAAGACAGTTGAGACAACAACAGTCGGTACTGTTACTGGTGACCCACCAACGCTTATTGTTTCATATTTGTCTGGTGTTAAATTTTCTGATGCTTCTACTATTTTTTGTGCTGATGGCTCTAATTTTACTGCCACAACTATTGGTGTTGCAAATGGTACTACTTGTACAGGGTTTTCTTCTGTAGCTTCTATCTCTGATGGTGTTTTTTATATCGTTAATGGTTATTCACAATCAAATACACCAAATGATGATGGTAGCTTTACAAAATATTCAATTGGTAATTTTGTTTCTGTTCAGCCACAAACAACCATTTTAGAAAAGTATGATAATACACCTTCTGGTCGTGTAGGTTTACAGATTACAGAAACAATTTACGATTATATTAATGATTCTTCTCTGTTGGATCCAGCAATTGGTGCTTCAAACTATCAATCACCTGGAGCCGACCGATATGTAATTCAATTGGAACTCATAACTTTACCTTTAGATTTGGGTAATGATGATAGTTTTATTGAATTACTGCGTATTGAAAACGGAGATGTTTTAAAACAAACTGACGGCACAGTATACTCTGTTATTGATGATTATTTTGCCAAGAGAGATTGGGAAACAAACGGTGATTATATTGTTAATGACTTTAGATTAACTCCTAATACAGAAAGTTCTGGAGATTCAACAAAATATAATTTAGGTGTTGGACCTGGTATTGCGTATGTACACGGTTATCGAATAGAAAATCAATCAAGAGTTTTATTGACAGGTAACAGAGCCAGAACAACACAATCTATAAATGATAATAACATTTTTATCGATTATGGAAATTATTTTTATGTTGATAATGCTAATGGTCTTTTTGATGTAACAACTATGCCAACGATTGATTTACATTCTGTTCCAACTTCAAATATTGTTTCTACAAATACAACAACATATACATCAACATTGGTTGGTACAGGGTACATTAGAAATTTCATTTATAACTCATCTGGAACAAACTCAAATACAAAATCGTATATTTATAAAGCTTATGTAAATGATTTAAAAACAAATTCTTTAAGTGGTACATCAAACGTATCAGGAAACACAACTACCACCATTGCTTTCTATGACACAACAGGTAAGTTCTCATCTAAAGCCAATGCTTATTATGGTGCCACAATATCTATTATTTCTGGCACGAGTGTTGGTGATGCAAGAAAAATTGTTTCTTATGATGGTACAACAAAGGTTGCTACTGTTGACCAACCATTTACGGTAACTCCAGATAACACAACTAATTTCTCTATTGCATTTTCAACAACAGACGTTGAATCTATTGTAAAAGCCGATCCATCAACATATGTATTAACTGCTAATGCCGATATCAATGTAACTAATGGTAAAGATAGTGGTATCTATACTGGAGACACAATTTATCAGAGTGCTGGCGGATCAGAAATGATATTTGGCCTTGGTAATCCATTTGCAGCTACATTAACTGATACAAAATATTTTTCCACTAGAGTTTATCGTGGTAAATCATTTAACGGTTCAAGTGTATTAACTGTGGCATCTGGTTCTGTCGAAAGTAACATTCGATGGGTGGCTACAGGCACATTAGAAGCTGATTCTATCAAACAAAATTTTACTATTATTGAACAATCAACCGGAAAGATTTTAGACTTTTCATCATCAGGAAATACAGTTGTAGCTAATACCACTTCTGTAACTTTTACTGGAAATACAACATCTGGATTATATGCTAGTAAAGTAGTTGATATCATTGCTCAAGTATATATTGCTAGTGGTGACAATTCAACATTTATATTGAAAAATAAAAACCTTGTAGTAGGCAATACGACTCATGCTCTCGCTCAGAGTACTGGTACAACAGTCAATACAAATTGGAAAGTATTAACTGGAACTGGCGTTTCATCAGGTCAAGTTTATATTCTTAACGCTGGTGTTTCTAATCCTCCAAATTCAATATCATTATATGTTAGTGATGTTAAAAAGATTAAAAAGATTATTGATACTAAAGCTTCAGGAACAACGGTAACAGATGCAATGTTATCTGATTCTACATATGATGTTACGAATTTCTTCTCGTTTGATAATGGACAAAGAGACAACTTTTATGACCATTCTTCTATTAAGTTATTACCTGGTGCTCCAAAACCACAAGGTAATCTTTTAGTTATATTCGATTATTATGACCATAAAGCTGATAGTAGTGGGGATGGTTACTTTAGTGTTCGTTCTTATCTGAGTTCTGTTGATGGAGGTGTTGCCACTTCTCCTGAAACTTATGCTGAAATTGGAAGTTATACTACCACACAAGGTATAACATATAGGCTTACTGATTCGGTTGACTTCAGGCCTGTAAGAGCAAATCTTTCAACAACTTATACTTGGGAATATACAGCTTCACCAACATCTCCAAGTGATACTGGTACTTTAATACCAAACAACCTTTCAAATTTTCAAGGTGATTACTCTTATTATTTGGGAAGAAAAGATAAATTAGTTTTAACTAAAGACAAAGAGTTTTTAATTGTAGAAGGAACTCCATCTACAAATCCTCAATACCCAACTGAGCCAGATGCAGCATTAGTTCTTGCTAATATGACTCTTGATCCTTACACAGCTTATGTACCAGGTGAAAATCCTCCTACTAAAAAATCTAATTTATCAATCAATAAAGTAACACATAAACGCTGGGCTAAAAAAGATATTACAGATTTGGAAGACCGGATTAGTAATTTAGAGTATTATACTTCACTAAGTTTATTAGAAACAAATGCACAATCGTTACAAATACCTGATGCAAATGGATTAAATCGTTTCAAAAATGGTATTCTTGTTGATGACTTTTCATCCTATTCTACTGCCGATACTTCAAATGCAGACTATAGTTCGAATATCAATATAAGAAAAAATCAATTATCACCAGTATCTTTTGTTGATAACTTCCAATTACAAAATCCATCTGTATTGGCCAGTTTAGGTACTTTGGCTAATACAAATACTTTTGCAATCTCAAGTGTATCTGGAACACAAACAAACATATTTACATTACCCTACACAATTGCTAATGTGATTGTTCAACCTTTGGCAAGTAGCACAATAAGTGTTAATCCATTTAACGTAGTAATTCAAGAAGGTGTTGCACAATTAAATCCTCCAATGGATAATTGGGTTGATAATACGCAAGCTCCTGCTATATTAGTAAGTGATCCAGCATTACAAGTATTTCAAAAATCAGCTTGTGTAAACTATACAAACATGGGTG